TGCCCAGCTTCATCCTTTAGTTAAAAATATAACTGATGCTACTATTCTTGTACCCTTAATAAAAGATTACATAGATGCTGGAATTAAAAATGACGACCAACTGGTAAAGATGGCAGGTATAGTTCAGAGAGCAATGAGTAGAACAGAATCTGAAGGAGGAGACTTTAGTCTATCAGATGATGAAAAGAAACAACTATTAGATACAGTAAAACAATCCACAAAAAAAGTAGAGTGGGAAGAAGAAACAACTGATGCCAAGAGTAAGATCGAGTAAACCAAAGGTAGAGCTACAGGGCGGTAAACAATCTAATGCTGCTGAAATAATATATAAAGCAATAGAACCAGCAGAGGTTGTAGATGTTATTATGGACCCTGGCCATCCTGCATATAATGCCGATAGAAGAAGAACTATTGGAGCAGTTATGGCTCGCCCATTGGTTAGGCAACACAATCAACCAGTCGACAACTTACAGTGGTATAATCCATTAAACTCTCACGTATCAATATACCCATTACTTGGTGAAATAGTTCTACTAATTACTGCGCCAGCAACTTCTGCACAACTAATAAATGAAGGTGCTGCAAAGTATTATATGTCTATTGTAAATGTATGGCACTATGTTAATCATAACGGTTTACCGGCTTCTAGTTACGATATAAATTTACCAGACCAAGACAAAAGTAAAAACTATAGAGGTTTTACTGGTAATTCTAAAGGTGGTGTTAATGATGTACCATTTGGTGAAACATTTGAAGAAAAAGCAATTGCTAGAGTTTTTCCATATGAAGGAGATATAATTTATGAAGGAAGATGGGGCCAAAGTATAAGGTTTGGAAGTACTGTTTCTGAGCCAGCAACACAAAATGACTGGTCAGCGGCAGGAGATGATGGCGACCCAATAACAATAATATCTAATGGTCACGCATCAGAAGGTTCATATCATATTGAAAATATAAACGATGATTCAAGTGGAATATACATGTGCAGTTCTCAAAAATTGCCTATTGATATTGCTTCAACTAATTTTGATTCATACGAATCCAACGCAGCTGCAGCAGTTCAAGCTAATAGAGAAGCAGTTGCTGGTCCAGAAGCTCCTGAAACTCCAACTGGAGGAGGTGCAAGTAGTGGAGGAGCAGCAGAAGGAGGACAGGCAGCTGGAGGTGGAGGTGCAGAAAATGCAGGAGATGGAGGAGACCCAGGTCCAGCAGCAGAAACTTCAGTAGAACCAGATGCAGAAATAGAAGCAGCAGTTGAAGAGTTGGAAGAAGTAGGTCCATTTGATGCATTTAGAAGAGGAAAGCTTGTTGATACTATAATGTGTGTAGTTATAGATGGAAAAATAGTAAACAAAGCCTTTGCAGATAAAATACTCGAAGTAAAACAAGCAGCACAAAAAGACGGAGTAAAAATAAAAGTAAACAGCGGATTTAGACCCCAAGAAGCGGCATCTGGAGACGGATGGGCAACTTCTGGCCAGCTAACATTAAGAAGACAAAATGCGGGTACTCAGGTTGGAGGTAAAAAATCAGGATTAAAGGCTGCCGCTGGAACATACGAAGGAGGATTTGAAGACCAAATAAAAGGTTCAGGTTATTTTAAGCCACTAACAGCCAGAGCAGGTTATTCAAACCATCAAAATGGATCAGCATTTGATATACAAACAGGAATGGGAAGTAGTTTGTCGCCATATAAAGAAACAACAAAGACTTGGAGATGGATGGTAGCTAATATGCATAAATATGGATTCATAAGGTCAGTGGCAAAAGAAAGATGGCATTGGGAATACGCTCCAGGAAAAGGAATGTTTTCAAAGGTGTCTAGAGACCATGGAACATGGGACAATTTAGTTTAGGAGAATAAGTTATGAGTTTAATACCACCAAGCGTATATGAGGGACAGCAAGTAGTAATCAATTCTGATAGATTACTATTTAATGCTAGAACAGACTCTATACTACTAATAGCCGACGAAAGTGTTGGTATATCGTCAAACGGAACATTCAACGTTGACGTCGGAGATAAAACAATAATAAATAGCCCTGAGATATATCTAGGATTAGATGCTGTAGAACCAGTTGTCTTAGGAGATACATTATTAGGTTTGTTGGAAGAATTATGCGATGCACTGCAAGCAGAAACTCATCCAACCCCTACTGGTCCATCTGGTCCACCAATTAACGCAGCAGATTATTCATCAATTAAAAGTAGGCTTTCAACATTTTTAAGTCCTCAGAATTACACACTATAACTATGCCATTTATACCACCAGCATTTCAGGCCGGCCTAATGAACATTCAAAATAACCATCCACCAAACGCGGTTGCATTTGCGAACGCATGGGCAGATGCATTTTTTCAAGGATTCGGCAATCCAATTCCTCCATCAACAACAGGAATGGCCGCAAGACAGGCCGCTTTTTCTATATTTCTAAACGCATTTGAAGCATTCAATCCTCATGGAAACCCTGCAGGAATAAATATAATGAAGGCAGGAGTAACGGCCTTTGCGGCTCAGTTAGCAATAGGAATGTTGCCAGCTTTTGCAGCCGTACCACCAACATCTCCATATCCAGGATTTGAGCAATATGCATCTCAAATAGGAGATTCTCCAAGTAAAGCAACTGCTCCGGGACTAATGACTGCTGCATCTGTACCATGGTTTATGACTGGAATAGCCGTAAATACAACAAGTGGTGTCACAATTCCCTGGGCGTAACAAATAACCAAACAAACAGATATTTATATAGGAGTAAAACTGTTTAGGAGAAAATTATATGAAAAAATCTGATTTAATACGAGTAATTAGAGAGGTTGTAAAACGTGAGGTAAAGGCTGCTATAAAGGAAGAGTTGTCTAATGCAGTTAAGCCTGTAAAAAATAAACAAAAGTCAAACGTAGACTTTAGTTCTAATCCTGTCTTAAATGAAGTAATGCAAGAAACTGCTGCTTCAGACTGGAGTACAATGGGAAACAGAACCTTAGGAGCAAATGACGCTATGGCAGGTAGGGCTGGTCTAGCTTCAATGATGGGTATGGAATCTCCAGACCAAATGTTTGGCGAAAAACCGTCAGTACAACAAATGATTCCAGATGATAAAAAGCACGTTGAGATACCTGATGATATATCAACTGCCTTAACAAGAGATTACTCACAATTGATGAAAGCAATAGATAAAAAGAAACAGAATAGATAATGGCTGACTCTTATACTAATCCAAATACTGTAAATGATGCTACAAATAAAAATGTAGTAGGTGAAGGGGCGGGTTATGTAAATAATGGAGTAATTACAACAAAAAGACCAAAGGGACCAGGATCGTATAAGGCTAGAACATTTTCTAGAATGAATCCGTTGGATTTTGAACCAGATGTAGCATTAGGTTTATCATTGCCATTTAACGACCCTAACGGCAGATTATTTGACTTGAA